GAACATTTGTTGGTTTTACTGATCCAGTTTTTTGTTGTTGACCTGGATCTTTTTCACGCTTACGACGAATTGCTGCTGCAATTAATGATTCGCCTTTTTTACCCTTTCTCTTGAGTGCTCTTAACCTTCCACTACTAAAACATTTTGGAGTTTTAGTTTCACCAGGTTCATTGGCACATGGAGATCCATCTGCCTGAACCCATCCAGGTTTTCCTTTCTTTGAACGAGAACCTTTAAACCAGTGGTGAAGAGTTCCCTCAGAAACATCTTTAAACTTTTTATGTTCTTTTTTAGCAGATGCTTCCATTTTTTTCAAACGAGTATAATAATCTGGTATTTCACCCAAATGTTGAAGAGCAATATCAGTTGCAAGATCTTTATCTTTTGTGTGCTCGTGCTCAATAGGAATTCCCATTTCAAGTTGCTTCTTTACAAATGAAACTTCTAAACGATGTTTCTTTGCAATTTGTTCAACTGTTTTGTGGGATTTTATTTCATGCATTTCATTAAAGGGAGATTTAGATTTTGTTTCCTCACCTTTTTGTCTTTTTTTGCGAGCAGCACAATGAGCTTTCTGAGAAAATCCTTGCGGATTATCACAATCTATTGATCTTTTATATTTGTCAGACCAACTCATTAAAATATTTGTTTACTCTTTATTATTTAGAAAACCTTGCTTGAGTAGTTTTGATAAATCTGATGTAGACCCTACAAAAATTGCATTGTTAGTTGTATTATTTGTAGTTTTTCCAACATCTTCTTCTACTTCTTTGAGTTTTTTTTGAAGATCTATAAGTTTATCTGTAACATCCCCAACAGATTTGATTAGTTGTCCTGCAACCTCATATGCTCTGGGACTTCCACCTTCTCCAGCAAGTTCCATAATCCCATTAATTGCTTCCTGACCTTTTTCAATTAATGAATATAAATTTGCACGAGTATATTCGTAGTCTTTTTTAATATCGTCAGATTTCAGTGGAGTAATGTTTAATTCCTCTTTAACCTTTTCAACCTCTACAATACTACTTTCGATATTTAGAGATGCATCTAAACTATCATAATTATTTTTCATAATTTATTAAATATCAGTTTGTTGTGTTGGACTATATTCTTTACCATCAAAGAACATTTCAATAGACTCATTAAAACCAAAATCATCATCAGGTCCAGCATCAATTGGATCTGGGGTAACAGTGTATCTCATCTCTCTTTTTGCAGTTGTGGTATCAGTTCCTGCATGATAATCAACTTGAACTTTCCTAATAAGTCCATCTGTGCTTTCTGAGATAGGACCAAATAGATACATTTTTGCGGTAAAATTGAAAGTATAAATTAACACTCTTCTAGTTGAAAAATCTCCTTCATAATCATCAGTAAAAGTAACACTATCTAATACAATTGGTATATCTCTTTTTTCTCCTATCGAATCTATTAAATCTACAGTTAAATTAAAAGATGGTTGAAAATATGGCAAAATTTGCTCAACTACTTGCAAAGCATCATCTTGCAATTTACTCATAAGATTTAACTGAAAACCAAGATTATATGGAACTGGCAAATATACTTTTTTTAAATTTTGTCCATCAGATGCTTTAAACGTTTGAGTAACATTTGCCTTTCTTGTAGCATCATATTGTATAGATGTCATTTCAAATGATAATCTTGGCAAACTTATTTGTACAGGTTTATTTAAATTTGCTTGCTGCTCAATCCTTGCAAGAAACTTTTGCATTGGTCCATACGCCAATGGAACTCTCATTTCATTATAAGTATCTCCTTCTTTATCAAGATGTTTAATGTAAATTTGATTAAATAAAGTACCAAATGAAATAGTAATTCTTCTAATTATTTGGTGATAGTAATAAGTTCCTAACATTAGTAATTGCCAAAAGGATTTTTTTCTGTAAAATCTACAATTGAATCTGCTTCCTGTTCAATCTGATCGTTATCTTCATATTTATCTTCAAATTTTGCATCTTGAATATAATCAACAGTATACCTTGCCGATGAAGCAGATCCAACTATAATATCTGCTGGTATAAATGTTCCATCTGTTGTGCCAACTTTCAAAATATTTTCATCTTTATTCCAAGTTTTAACTCTTGCTGTAGCACCAGATATTGATCCTGTTACAACTTCATTAAAAATGAATGTACCAATGCCTGTTAGAATTGGTGGAGGTGATATTGTTACACCTATACCAGAAGTATAACCAATACCAGCATCCGAAAGTAAAACTTCTAATATATTTCCAGTAGTACTAATAGATACTCTTCCAAGCGCAGTTCCAATTCCTGGAGATGGTGAAGAAAAACTTATTGTTGGAGAAATGGGGTATCCACTACCTGCAGTCACAATACCAACTGAACTAATGCCGATTGAATTAGTAACAAGAACGCATGTTGCAGCAGCGCCAACACCAACTCCATTAATAGTTACGCTAGGTATTGTAGTATAACCATATCCTGAATTTGTTAAAAGAATTTCTTTTATTGAATATACTCCATTTTTTGAAGTTGTTATTGCAACTGCAGTTGCGTTAATTCCCCCAACAGGAGCTGACGAAATAGCAACAGTTGGTGTAGAGGTATAATTATAACCATCATTTGTTAATATGACTTTACGAATATAACCCGTTGTTGTATAAGCTATTCCTGTGGATTGTTGTCCAAATGATATAAGTTTAAGTGTTGTTATGTAACCTTGATTTTCCAAAGTAGAATCAATTTCATCAACAGTAGTATTAATATTGTTCCATCCTCCCATTTCGTCTTCATACTCAAATAATTCACATTTCAACTCATAAACATAAAGTTTTCCAAGTTGATAGAATGGATTTTCATGTTCTACAAATTTAACTTCAAATATTCTTTGTCCCAATGGAAAATAAATGATGTCACCTTCCTTCGGTCTGGATGCTAAACCAATTTCTTCATCTGTTATTGCATCCATAAATGGTGAAATAAAATCTTCAAATCTTTCTTTTGATATCACCAAACTTACTTCATCTTTTAAATTCATTCCAAATTTAGTTAAAATATCTCCTTGTCCGGTATATCCATCATAATTATTTACATATGCTTCAATTGCAAAATTGTCATCAAATTTTGAAGCAGAAATTTCTCTCAAAATTGTTTCTCTTCTTACAAATTTTCTTGGAATATAGATAACTTCAACACCATAAATTCGCAATTGTTCATTAATTAGTTCTTGAACTAATCTTTGTTCATTTGGTGAACCTTGTAGAAAAAAGGGATTAAGTGCCATTATCCAATAAAATCGTAAGGTGGTAATTCATAATCCATTGACATTCTTTGTCTGATGTCTTCTAGTTCTTTTTCTCCATCTTGATACAATTCTCTACCATTTAATTCAATTCCACCAGGAAGTTTTACCCCCCTAAATTTAATTAAATTTTGACCCCACTGCCTCTTCATTAGTGCTGTAAGATATTTTTTTAAAAAACTATCATTATAAACTTTAGTGAAATCGTTTGGGTCTAGTATCCTATAGCAATCAATTATAATAAATGTATCTTTTGATTTCGCGTTCCAATCAATATCTAAATACAATCTATTTTGTCTTTTGTTAAATCTAATTTGTTTATCTGTTGAAAGTAAAAAATCTATATCTTCTAAATAAGTTTTTACCATAGCATACTGTAAAAGTTCAACAGAATTAAAATAATATAAATCATTTAAAAATAACTGATATTTAATACTCCACATACCTGCAGAAATTGAACTAGTATCAAATTTAAATATTTTTTCAATACCTATAATTGAATCTGGAACTTGAATAAAATTTGAATTTTCATAGAAATTGAAAGTAGTAGTCCCTATTCCAGAAATATTTGCGGTTCCTGTTGTAGTAACAATTCCAACTCCAGAGGTTCCACTTGCTTTACCTCTATTTAAATCTTGCTCTGTAATTTTATATTTTAGATACATTCTCTCAACACCATCAAAATGTCTTTCTTGAAAGTATTGCAAAGCATCATCAACCATATCATCAATTTGTTCATCTGCTAAATTAATTTCCAAAACTGGAGCACCTAATCTTCTCAAGCAATAATCTATTAAATCTTGCCTACTTGAGGGTTTTGACATCAGTAAGATCCTCCATCGATTGTACTTGACCAGGTTGGAATACCTGAACTATTTGTTGAAATTATATAGTTTGTTTCAGATATTGCTGAAGAAGTAGATCCTGTAGAAACAAGTTGATCATCAGCATCAAAATATGCAACCCCATATGGTTGACCAGGAAGATAGTAAATTGACTGTCCAACAGTGAGTATACCTGTTATATTTGCGTTTCTTGCAGTAAATTCATCAAAACTTAAATCATCACTGATATATAAATCACCGTCAATATATACATCACTTTTAAATGTTGATACTCCAACAAATGTTGAGATGCCATTAACATTTAACTGTGTGACAGAAGCGATTCCTCCAATAACATTTGTTGCAACATTTGCAAGATCGGCATTTATAGAACTACCGGCAAGACTTGATACTACTTTAACTGTATTTTGTTGCCCAACTCTAACTTTAATGTCAGACATTATCGAGTAACTCCTTCTCTTACAAGGACCATTCCTTCAATTACTCTTGTTTTTAAATCAGATTTAGTTATTACAATATCATAAACATATCTTCCTGGTTTTAAAGAAACAGTCTGTTCAGAATTCAAAGAAATAGTTATTTTTCCCAAAGTTCTTGGGGAAGAAATAAATGTAGTGAAAGAAGTTGATGTTGAACTCCCAGAATATTTTCTCATTTGAGCAGAAACAGTATAGTCAGTCAAATCTAAAGCAGAACTTGTATCACTAGATTCTAAATTAAATGATTGACTGAAATCCGCTCCAGCATTAATTACAATATTAGAGACATATACTGCTGCCATTTATTTTATAATCTCTACTTTTTATTTATATCTGCATCGCATCTAATGATATTAGATTCTAATATAGTTTTCATATTTGAATAATTTATCCATAAAATTTAACGTTACTTTATTTCAATCCATTTAATAAATCCTTCAGTAACGATTTAATTTCATCAATATCTTTTTTAATCTCTTCAATTTCCATTTTTTGTAGTTTGCGATTATTTAAACTATTCATATATTGATTATATGATTGATTATCACAGTTAACAATAGCACCTGTCTGTTCATCACGGTATAAATTTGGATGACCTTTTACTGGAATCATCATGATGCTAATGCAATGCTCCTCAAATCCTTAAATCTTGGCGCATGTGCTTGATCTGTACCAGACATCACAATTTTAACTGTGTAACCAGTAAATAACCCTAAATTGGATGCACTAAATTCGTATTCCAAAAATTGATTTTCTAAACTTGCAGGAACAAATACATCTGGCAGTCCACTATTTTTGGATGAATTTACAACATCATAATAACCATCTTGATTATTATCAATGGTTAAATTGTCATATCCCGGAAATAATTCAAATGCTTGATCAATTTCGCTTGAATCCGATCTGATTAAACTATATAAAACTCTAAAATCTGCAGATGAATGTCTATATGCACTTACTATTACTTTAAGTGCTGATGCTGGTTGAGCAAGTCTAACTGTATTTGAAACATAAACTGCTGAATGAGGATCATTTAAAATGCTATTAACTCTATTATCAGAAATATAATCACCAATTGGTTTGTTTAATCTGTTATTTTTAAGTTCCACAGATGAATTTTTCCAAAAAATGAGAGGTGATAAATTTGCATCTGTAGTTGTTAGATCTAACTTCATAGTAAACGATTTATTACCACTTAAATAAGTTTGCTCATTTATATTTGAGCATATTATTCTAGTAGTTTGTAATTTATTTTCCGATTCAAGTTGAACCGTTTCATAACCCTGATCAACAAATGATGTTTCTGTACCATTTACACTTGTTCCACTTGTAGTTTTAATTTGACCTGTAGCAGAAGTTACTGATCCTGGAGTTAGTAAAGCAATATGGGGAGTAATTGAATTAAATTGAATATTTTCCGTTACCTGTACACCATTTCCTCCACAAATTTGTTCAGTATTAAAAGAAATTTGTGGGGCATTAGATGGACTATTATCAGAGGAACGATTTATGCCATTAGAAGATCTATCAAATTCGACGTAATAACTGTCAATGCCAATTTCCGTATCACTAATATCATGTGTTGTATTAATTCTTCTCAATGACACTCCACCAAGTTCATATCTATAAACTAAAGAATTTAAATCGTGTTCTTCTACTAATGTAGAATCAATTCCTCTAGTAATTGCAGTGAGTTGTCCAACACCTACAGTTTCATATTTAATAATTTCATTATCGATTTTAACATATCCTGTAGAAACTCCAACATTCAATCCCTCAAAAGTTCCAAAATTAGATGTCGATGCAACACTAATTGTTGCATCTGATGTAGTTAATTTGGCAGATAATGTTGTTGGTGGTATATCAGATTCAACATTTGAAATAATTAATTTATTGACATTGGAATACATTCCATGATCATAATGATTAACTTTAAAGAAATTGCCAGAATAAACTCCACCAACAGCAGCAGATCTGCTAGTAACTGTCGTAGATGCAAGAGAAACTGCGTTCCCAGAATTGTCGTAATAGACTAGAGTTGAAACACCAACATTTATAAAAGAATTTCCTTGAACATTTGAAAGATATAATGTATCGCGTCCAGTAATTTCTGTAATAGTAATCTGAGCATCTTTACCTGATGCTGGTGAGACTGTAGATGTAACAATACCAACAACATCACCAACAGAATATCCATTTCCCGGATATAATGCAGAAACTGCCACGCCAGTAATTACACCACCACCACTTGCAGTAATGTTTAATCTTAGTCCAGATCCATTTCCAGTAATATTGTATGTTTGAACAGCACCTGTAGTGTAATTACTTCCGCCTGTTGCAATTCCTACTGAAGCAACAGAACTTCCAGTTCCAACAATAGTACCATAACTTCCCGAATATGATGCAGATTGTGATGAAACTTTTCTACCAGTTGTTAAAATTCCAATCAAAGAGGAATCATAAACTGTAGTAATTCCAAGTGTATATTTTCTTGGTAAAATTGTAATTGGATTTGAAGTTAGAGTCGGAACATAACTATTGCTTTCATTTAATGTTGGATTGCTAAAAAGTACACTACCAGTTTTTGATGTAAAGTTTGCTTTATAAAGTTTAAATTTTAAATCTTGATAATCATTTGGTGTCCATTCTGCACCATTTTGTGATTTATAAAGTCTTCCAATTCCAAATTGTCTGGAATATCTAACTGCTTGCGAATCTGGTAGATTTGATGTTTCAATTGTTTTTTCTCCCATTTCAGCAATCCAAACTTCATATTGATCAGTTTGAGGTGCAAGAAGAACAATTGCATATTGTAAACCGGATGCAAGATAGATTGGATAATCAAAAGTTACTCTTGTAGGAATACTTGCATTTGTAGAAGTTTTAATGTTGCTTGGATTTAAAGTAACCGGTTTTCCAACTATTGTTCTTGTTGGAGTACTAAGTTCAACAGTTCTAATCTCAACTGTTAATGGAGCATTATTCTGGTCTTTATTTGCAAAGAATAAATCAACAGCAGTTAAGTATGCACCATTCACATCTTCATTTGGTTTATTACCATTTGTTGTGTCTCCAACACCACCAACACTAAATGATTGTGCTAATGGATCTTCAAAATAAATTGAAGTTGTAGTTGTTGTAACTTTTTGCCTTTCTTCCCAAGTACCTTCTGCTCTATAAATTGTTTCTGCCGAAGAAATTAATTTACTACCAGGAAGAGGAGTTTGATTTGTTGA